GCAATACGACCACCGTCTACAACAAGTGAAACTCTACCTCCAACACCGTCTCCTTTAATAGGGACGTTTTCATAGGTACCATTGTTATATCCACTACCTGAAGAGGCAATAATAATAGTATCAATCTCTCCACCAATAGCATCTGCTACCACTGCGGTATCAGATAGCACAGGCATATACTCGTTGGAAAAGAATTTTAAGACTTGACCAACAGGGATCGTGTACATATACTTCCAACGGTAGCCGTCAGCAGTTGTGATAATACTAGTGGACGTTCCTGTAGGTTCAACAGTAGAAGGTTTACCGTTAGGATCAGAAGGAGATGTGCCGTTGTAAATGCACTTGTATACTTGATAGGACGAGTTAACAACGTAGAAATCTGCGTCATATAACTTCGTAGCACCTGAAGATGCTGTTTTGGTCGAAGAATAATCATGGCGATACATATCATAAACGTAACCCAATCCACCAGTGGTTTGCTCTGGGGGAATCCAGTCGGTACGCCTGACCACCTGAATAGTGTCATTTGCTAACACTCTCTTCAGAGAGATCATATCCGAATAGTCATCCGAGAATTCTTGGAATGAATCTACTGGGTCTGGAGGTGCATTCTCGTTATCCCACGGTTGTGGTCTGCCTATGAATACATAAAGGCGATCCCTAGAAGTACCAGCTTCCAGGTCTGACTGTGTTGGGTTTGGTCCCTCAAGTGCCTTTCTAAACCTTTCGGCAGTAAAGATTCTAAATTGGTCGGTAAGTAGTGCCATGTCTAGCGATTGCCTTCTTTATATTTATAGGGGTTAATCATCCTCATTTCTGAGATATGTTGTATATTCAACTGCTTTGATAGTTGCCTGAGCACCTGATCCATTACCCCTTAGTAACTCCCCTTTATTAAACTTGAAGTTTGGATCATTGCTAACAATGTCCTTGACAGAGATAATATAGTCATTTCCTTCGGCTTCAGGTGCAGCATTGCTCGTTGCAGTCAGTCCTGTAGTTAAACCTTCTACTTGCTCAGTAGCAGTAAATGTAGTACCAGTAGTTAACGTAACAGTCAATGATGCTAGTGACTGGTGTGCATCTCCATCACCTAAAGCACCAGCACCCTGTATAGTTGCTACTAGAGGAGTTGCATTACCATCATATATCTGATCACCTTGTTGGAATAGAGTAGTATTCTGTCCACCAAGTGTCTCCTCAATACCATATTTAGATGATGCAATACCACCATCTAAGTTAATCTGATTTTCAAACTCAGTACCAGTGTTAACAAGGTCGATAATACCATCACCAAATTGCTGCACACCATCACTATCAGTATACTCTTCATCATTATCTTCAAATACTCTATTAAGAATTGCACTTAATGGATCAGTGAATGCAACAATATTGTTACCCTCTGACTCTACTAGTACGTGTGGTGCCACACCTGTGCCTGATGCTCCTGCAGTTCCAGCGACAAATGCTATGATCTTAGATTTCTCATTAGATCTACCACCATCAATAAACGCTAACTCATCAACTTCAAATACAAGATATAGTGCTCTGTTAGCGACATCCCAGTCATATACAATAGCAACTCGGTTAGTTGAACTCTCAACTACACGTCTTACTTTATCTGTTACTTGGAATGAATACTGTGTTAAACCAGTATTAGGATCATCCTGTAAATTATCTAGGATGATTTTCTGGTCAAAACGGAAGTTTGTACCTCTATCACATCCTGTGAGAGAAGTAGCAGTCTTACCAGTATATCTAATTAATTCTCTTCCAAGCAACACCTTACCAGATCCTGGGTATGGATTGGTATCTTCAACATATATGGTTGTTGCACTGGATGAGACGTTTGCTACTATACCAGCAAGGTTATAAAGTACTGAATTAAGAGACTGTCTATTTCTTGCCTCTCTTATTAGGTTAGTATCTCTAGTAAAGATAACCTCTGGAGGATCTGTATATCCACCACCTCCAGTCAGTAAGTCAATATTTGTAATTACACCAAGGTTAATGAATGCTTCAGCAGTAGCACCTGATCCACCACCCTTAATGAGTTGAATCAATGGAGGCTCTTCAAAGAACTCACCTTGATTAGTTAATGTAATAGATGTAACTTCACCAAATTGATTAACAGCAGCAACTCCAGTTGCACCTTGTCCACCACCACCTGAGATAATGATGTTAACATCTTCTTCAGTATAGTTACGTCCTGGTTGCTCAATAGCAAGACCAGTTATCAATCCTGTGATTGGTACCAATTCAGATCCAGATCCACCACCACCCTCAACACGAGCAGTAGAATCAAAATAACCGTCTCCTGGGACAGTCATCTGCACAAAGTCTATACCACCATCAGGTTTGAGGAATATGTTACCTCTTGCATCTTTAGATGAAGCTTCATCTTCGATTATCAAACGTAATGGATCGTATCCCTCACCAGGATCTAATACTTCTACAGCAGTTATCTCACCAAGGTCTCCCTCAATGACTGCTCTAAGCACAGCATCTCTAATTGGTGTGCCACAATTCTCAATACGCAGTCTAGGTGGATCATTAGGATCGTATCCACTGCCTTTATTAATGACAAAGACATCCCTGACACCAGATAAACTGTTGAATACTGGGACTATTTGGGCACCACTACCAGGGACTGTTCTTGCCATATTAGACTACTGTAAGGTTTCCTACCATTGCTGGATGCATTGTGCATTGGTAAACATATGTTGTACCAGCAGCTAAAGATTGTGGGACTGTCCATAACTGAACTCCCTCTTGTGATCCACTGACACCATCAGTTACAGATCCACCACCTGAGGTGGTTCTTAGAGCAAATGGATGTGCAGCACCTGTTTCATTATTAAATCTGTATGTGAATCCACGATAAACATATATCGTAGGATTATCTGTTGTTGTATTGACACCACTACCAGTGAATCTATATGCAGAAGCACCGTTAGCAGATACTATAAGGTTAAGACAAGGAGATTCGATTGGATCCCATGATGTACCATTGTATACAACGTTATCACCCTCCATTGCTCCACCACTGAGGTAGAAGTCAGCATTAAGGGTAACTGTGTTAGAAGTTACAACAGATGCAAGACCAGTACCACCAGATATAGCAAGAGAAGACGTTGACAACTGTGCAGTTGTTGTACCAGTATCACCAGTAACTGTCTTATAAACTTCTTGGACTACGTTAGGTGCATCATTAGTGACCGTTAGGTTGTCACCAGATACAGCAGTGCTAATTGATGCTCCACCAACTATATTAATAGTTGCAGTTGCACTATTTGCAGTCTTACTTCCAGAGTCACTACCAATTACACCATATGCATTCTGGTTAGCGTCTCCAAGTGCCCCTGACATGTCTATTGTTAGGGTATCTCCTGTTATTGAAGTGGTTATATTAGTACCACCAGCAACAGTTAATACATCAGTAGGAGCAGATGCAGTAGTAGACCCAGTATCAGCAGTAATTCCTTCAAATAGGTTTTGAGTAGTGCCTCCACCACCTCCACCAGAAGAATCGTCGTTAGCTGGCTCCCATGCAGAATTACTTGCATTCCATTTTATAACTTGACCATCTGAAGGTCCACCTCCAACGGTCATATCTACGTCTCCTAGGAGACCTAAACTACTATTCTCAGTTATTAATGGTACCCAAGCACCACCGTGTGCAAAGTATCCCTTTCCTTCCAAATGGGCATGGGCAAACATACCATGATGAGTAGATGCATCTGGTAAATTGGCAGCTTCATCAAAGTGATTAGACCATTTTAACTTACCATCAGCACCATCAACATAAGTTAGGGCAGAACCTGTACCACCTGTCCAAAACTTAATGTCTCCACTACCATTTGGTTTAATAGTCACATCACCATTAGCAGCTGATGATATATTGAATCCAGCAACATCTAAATCTGATGTCAACGCATCAACATGACCCTCTACAAACTGAGCACCATTCCATTTCAGGACTTGTCCAGTTGAGGGAGTTGTTACATTGATCTGAAGGTTGGTATCGTTACCAAGTTGAGCATATAATTCATTAATGACGCTATTCAGTTTAATAGCACCATCTCGGAGACTGTCTCCAGTCCCGTCGTTTGCCGACGATCCGATACTTAGTGTTTGTTTAGCCATGGGTACAGTGTTCTACAGGGTTATTTAGGTGCCATCGAAGGTTTGTGACGTAGAGTCTAGTGTGCTGCTAGTGCTATCGAAACGATTAGCAGTATCACCACCACTACCACTACCAGTTACTGTTAATAAAGCTGGTTGTGAATCTAGAGGAGAGTTTTGTGCTTGCTGTGGTGCACCTATAGGTCCAGCGATCCTACAACGGAATCTGTAACCAGTCATATATGACAAAGCACTGACTGAATATGTGTCTGTTGTCGCACCAGTTATTGCAGCAAAAGCAAATCCACCATCTGTAGATCTATACCACTGGAATGACACTGGTCCGTCCTCTGGACTAACAAGTTTCTGTACAGTAAAGGTAGCAGTCTCGTTAGCATTGACTGTTACGTTAGTAGGTTGCAGTGTAAACTGCAATGTTGGAGGTGGACCTTGCTCTCCACCACCTCCTCCATCTCCACCGCCAGTCACAGGCGTTACAGTGAAGGTTGTATCAATAAGTTCTCTTGTTTGTGATCCTAGGATGAAAGGAAACTTAACATTATTTACATTTTCTGGGTCTACTGTAAGGAAATAAGCATAGGTTCCATCAGGATATTCGGGTGTAATCCCAAATCTACCGTTATGGATGTCTAAATCCCCAGTTCCATCCACATACTCATAGTCTTCCATGAGTGTTCCAGCAGGTGGATTGTCTGCTGTGCTACCATAATCAGGTCTTCCAGCTACTTCGCTGTCTCTTATAGCAAATGAAGACCTCATTGTCCTAGTACCACTCAAATTATCCCAATTAGTATCATATCCATAAGGTCCATAGATGGGAAATCCATCAAATGCTATACCAATCATCTTAGAATGACCGTCAGGATGACGAATATTGTTACCATTATACTGAGTTGACCCATAATAGTCGTTATAACTCGCTATTGATGACCCTGCTTTCCAACAATCTAGGAAATGTGGGTCATGATAGTGATATTGACCACTCTGTTCTGGGTGTCCACCACAAGAATCTTCTCCAGAATCAACAAAAGGTATGTCTCCAGCAGCAACCCAACTAAAACCTGGTGGTGGATTCAGTCCAGTACCAGCAGAAGGGTTAAAAATAGAAACACCATTGGAAGCAATACCAATTGCACCTAATGGAGTATCAGTTCTTCCATTCCTTTGATCATAATATTCATATGTCCCACTAACAGGAGTAGTTGCCTGTGTATCTACTATTAAATCTAACTGACTATCTGATGATAACCAGCACTCACCAGCAATAGAGGTGAATGTAGTACCTTTGTAGATAAACCTTTGCTTTAATCCATCACTAAAAACGAATAGTATATGGTCTCCCTCATCTATTTGATTGGTAGTAAACAATACTAGATCATTTACAGAAATAGATATTGTTCTAAGATATCCGTCATGCGTATATCCATTATTATCAAATGTGCGAGTAATTCCAAATGTTCCTCCACGGTATAAGAAGTCATGATCGAAATCCTGTTCGGTAACTGTATTTGGATTATTAGCATTTGGAAACGTACCAAAAGATACAGGAGCAGGGAGTCCATCCGATGCTACTGTAATTACCTTTGTTGCGTTGTTAAATGATGCTGTTGCTGCCATGAGATTATTTAGATGTCGTCGAAGATAATATTAGGTGTGAATCCAGTTAGGACTGTTGCACCAGTCTGGACACTTAAGATTGCAGATAGTGAGTAAACAGGAGTTGCACCAGCAGCAGTTATTGCTACACGATACTCATCACCATCATCTGCCTGAGCAGCAGATACTGTTTGATATGTTGCTTGGTTAGCACCAATAATGTTGCTCCAAGTCTGTGTGCCATACTCCTTCTTCTGCCACTGATAATTCATTGTCTGACCGTTAGTTACGGTAGTGACAACTGTGAATCCAGCAGTCTGACCTTGGTTAACAGTTACGTTAACTGGGTCAATTATAATAGCAATCGTGCCAGGATCGATTTGTGTACCACCATCTTGATACTCAGCACCTTCGCCTGCGAGCACGTCAAATCCACCGTTAATTGGACCACCAACTGGTTCTGTATAATCATCAGGTACCACGTTATCGATTGCTACCACTGGAGCTGAATATCCAAGACCAGAAGTCTTAACGTCAATTCTAGTGATACCCATCAATGCCTTGATGCGTGAATCAAATCCAGAGGATGAGATAACATCAACGTTAGGACGTGAAGTATATCCGTCACCAGGACTGGTTATTGTTGCGTTAGTGATTTGACCATAAGTGATCTCGGAGATTGCTTGTGCATTTCTACCCTTAACAGATCCAGTATATTCAAATGTGATAAGTGAGTTAGAAGACTCAATTAGAGCAACTTCTCTTGGGAATTCCTCACCGTCTATGTCTAGTCTATCGCCAGCTTCAACTGGTGGGACAACTGTTGCTGCAATAACGTCTGCGTCAGATCCAATGTATGAGAAACCAACGAAGGTTGATCCCGCACGTGGGACTTCAGCAAATATTATACGTGAACCAACGATCTCATATGCGTTACCTGGTTCCTGAATAATACCATTAAGTGAAACTAGAATGTTATTCTCAGGACGGATAACGTTAGAAGAAACACCTTCAGTTAGTGTCAAGGAGTAGAATAATCCACCACGCTTAAGGTTGAATGAAGATCTCAATGAGTCAAACTCGAAGGAGATATCATCTAACTGACGTAACTTACCAACGTAGTAACCAACGAATTGTGATCCAACCTCAGGAGGCTCAGCGAACTGAATCTTGTCTGAGAATGCAACGTATGACTGGTTACCACCAGGAGGCTGTAGAATACCATTAACGAATGCGAGTAAGTGACCAGCAGGATCTGGGAAGTATGCTTCACCATTAGAGATGGTTAAGTCAAATATAGTTTGTGTGCCATCAAATCCTCTGAAGTAACGATCTACTCTACCGTCTAGTGTGCGAGCCTGTGAAATTGCAGCACTCCATCCGAAGTCAGATTCTAAGGTCATATTGTCCATTAGATTTCCAACAGCATCCTCTACCCAGATAGTAGCAGTAATACCTTGCTGATCTATAGCAACAACCTTAGCGTATGATGAGTAATCAGTCTTAGTGTATGATGTTACCTGTGCGTATATGGTTGGGAAGTTAGATCCTAATTCTATCTTACCAATATTGTTAGTACCAACAGTCAACTCAGATATGTCAGCACCAATACCTACTGGTTGTATACTACCAATCCAAAGTTTGTGTATACCGTAGTTAGGATCAGTATTCTCAAGTTCTAAACCATTAATATACTTGGTTACTGTAGCAGTGAATCCTGGATCTTTCTGTAAAGTACCTTGTAGTAGTGATACTTCATCACCGACTCTGAATGTATCTACGATACCAGTGTCAACAATAGCAGGACCAAGATTCAACTCTAGTGTATAGCGACCATGTATATACTGATTAAGTTGTAACTGTGTACCAGCAATACCCTTAATATCTAAGATGTAATCAGTAACACTACCGTAGATGATGTCACCAGGTACCCAAGGAGACTCAATGGTTTCAACATCAATCGTAATACGACCACCATCATTACCTGTTAGAGCACCAGACTTACTTACATACTCATCCATGAAACCTTCAGTAGTTGCATCCTTAGCAAAGAACCAATCACCTGTAGCAAATGCACCTTTCTCAACGTTAATCAAGAATCTATCTGTTACAGCAGTAACAGTAGAAGTAGCACCACTATCAACACCCTCCAATACATCAGCAACGTTAATTACTCCACTGATTGTATGAAGTTTCAAGAATGATATAGCAGTGTCAGCAGGTGCAGGTGTGCTTTGTAGCATTGTACCTGCATTAGATGTAGCACCTTGGACAACAACTTGCTCACCATTTGTGTAAGTATCAGATACACCAGGAGTTGTCTGTGATACAGTACCAACATCGAAGTGCTGATAGATCTGACGTATAGATGCAACGTTCTCTTGGACTGTGCCTATCTCAGCAGCAGCACCAGAGGTACCTCCATATATCACGTCAGCAGGATTCATTCCACCCTGTATAGGACACGCTGAATCATCTGAAGGATATGTAGATGCAGATCTAGTAATACCACTTCTTCTTACCACCTGCATTATCTGTGCACCGTCGTTAGAAGAGTCAACTTGTAATAATCTGAATCTTCCATCATGGATATATGAAGCACCAATTTCAAACCACTGAGCAGTAGCAGTTAAGCAATAGAAGTATTGCTGACCTGTTAAACCTGTCAATGAAGTATCAGATGCAGGGATGTAACTTAATACATCACCACGACGGAATTGGTTAGCACGGTTAATTCTTATTCTATATTCAGAGCGATCAAATCCAACTCTTACTTCAGGAGTTAACGTAACTAGAGCAGGGTCAGTATTGTAATCCCAACCTGTCTCATATCTTGTCAGACGGTTAACAACGTCAGTGCTTGGTATAAACTGGACACTAGCATTTGTTGGGAATTTAGACATCTCTAGAGAGTACTCAATTGGGTTGAGTGAAGCATCAATCATAAATTCAACTGCTTCTTGATTCCACTCAAGTCTTGCTTCTGGAATGTATACATCGTAACTAGCTAACCATACTGGATCTTCAGTATGGAGATACATAACACTCTTAATATATTCTCTAACTCTGGTTAAGCAGAATAATAGATGAGATCTAGTTACGTTCTGGAATGCTATGAAGTTACCTTCACCATCAAACCAATCTTGGGTCATTCTAAACGCACCAGCATTACCACCAGTTACCAAGTCATAACGCACTGCCTTCAGACAATCCTCAGCAAATGTTATCGTTAGATTAGTAGTTGGATAGTTAGTTTGTGTATCACCAAACGCTCTCTGAGCAATTGCTTGCTGGTTAAAGAGAATCATGTTAGCAATATTCTTACTATTAGTTTCTCCAGCACCGAGAGTATGTGACATTATATCGAATAGAGTATCAATTGCAGACGTTACGTTATAGCAAGTACCTGATTGATACTGAGTATTACTATTGAATGGGAATGTCTTAGTTACACTGTTGACAAGATAATTTGCTGAATTATTAACTGCCTCGTTAATAGTTTCAATGTAGATATCTAATAGAGTATTAATAGCAGATGCACTCTCTTGGCAAGTTTGATTCCATGTACCAGCAGCATCTTGTCCACCATTAGTAAAGTCGTAAGTAATACCAATATCCCTTACAGCAATTTCAGGTGTATACTTAACAGGCCATATGATAGGCATATCATATGATCTACCAGCAACGTTATTAGGATTACTAATAGCGTCAGTAACCAATTGTACTAATGTAGCAATTTCATTCTCTACATTTGCTCCTTCATTACCTGTGTAATCATTAGATACTAATCTATTTCTATAGTAATCTAAATCACTTGAAGGCCATGCCCATGAGTTAGATTGTTGTACGTGTAATTTCTTACCGTCAGCAAAATCAGTTACACGAGGATATGTGTGGTTAGTAGCATTCTGGTCTTGAGAGCAAGTAAATGTTAGAGCATTGCTGTCAATTACAACTGTATCATCTGTGCTTAAATTATGTCCGACAACTGTCAAGGTTAATTGACCAGTAGTAGGAATATAGTATGCATCAGTAGGTGTAAATGTATCTCCGTTATTGGTATTTGTTATACAGTTGGATAGAGCACTTACGAAGTTATGCTTATAGTTACCACCCTGTATTAATGCTCCAGTATTAGCACTTACAAATGTATGTTGATGTGTATCTCCAGCTGGTGATTTACCAACGTTAACCATTATTGTGCCATCTTGTATTCTCACACCACCTGTCTTACATGACTTGAATGTGTGAGATCCTATGAAGGTAGATGGGACACCTGAAAGTACTTGTATATCGAATGTGTCAGTAGTTACATTAGATACTGCTAACCATTCATTACTTGCATGATCAGTAGGTCTTGGATATAAGTGAGTAGTTTCATGGTGATCAAGATCACATGAGAATCCTAGTGCATAGTCATCAATGTAAACATAATCATTTGCTTTCTCTATTCCACCCTCATCAGCAGATACGAATGTATGATTGTAACTACCACCAGAGATAACAGCACCAGGTACTGCACTTACAAATTGGTGATCATATTGATTATTAGATGCAGCAACATTAACGTTAAGAGTTATCTTACCACTCTGATGATGTAATGAATTATGCTTCGCAGAAGCAAATGTATGAGTGTAGTTACCACCAGCAGTTATAGCACCAGATGTAGCAGAAGCAAATCTATGTGTATGGTTACCAGAAACAGTCTCACCTACATCAACAGTAATTGTTGAATTCTCCCAGTGGATTCCATCAGCAACAGCAGATACAAATGTATGGGCATATTCACCACCACCTCTTACAACACCTCTTATAACTGCACCGTCTAGGCAAGATACCCAAGTGTGAGTTGTAGTGTTAGAAGAAGTACCAACGTTGATATCAAAGTTATTACCAGATACGTTGGATACAGTCAACCAAGAATTATTAGAAGCAGGGTCGCTTACTCTTGGATATGAATGGTTACTTGCTCCACCATCTTCAGCACATGTGAAGGTGAATGATTCATTCTTAATCTGTACCTTATCTCCATTTACAAATGGATGACTAGGAAGGGTTACTGTCAATACACCAGTTCCAGGTACGAATGATGCACCAGTTGGAGTGAATGCGTTTTCTGATCTTACGAATGTATGCTGAGTTGTGTTAGATGATATACCAACGTTAACAGTAACAGTAGTATCAGTAGCAGATATAATAGGTACTGTTGTATCATAGTATGGGTCATCAGCAGAAGCACCACCGAAACCATTAGGACGTGGATACTTATGCTCACTACCATTAGAGTCAGCAAGACACTTGAATACTAATGATTTCTCTTCAATAAAGATTGATTCATGAGCAACCTTAACTCCATTAGGTGCAGCACTATGGAAACTATGTGCGTCAGTGTTAGTGGAAGGTGTAGATGCTAAGACCTGAATATCAAATGTATTCTGAGTTATATTAGTAACTGGTACCCACTTATTACTGATTGGGTCAGTAGATCTTGGATATGCTTTAATAGCATCATTACCAGAAGCACCATTATAACCACAACTGAATTGAATTGACTCATCAGTCATCATTATTCTGTCACCAATAGTGAATCCATGATCAGCAATGGTGAGAGTCATAATACCTGTAGTAGGATTATAAGCACCATCAGTAACTGTATGTGTTGATCCACCTTTGAAGTTATGATTACCAATGGTCATTGTCATTTCACCAGTGGTAGGCTCATATGTTGCAGCAGAAACTAGGTAGTTAGCACGAGGTGTTTTACCAACGTTAACATCAAAGTTATTACCAGATACGTTAGATACAGTTAACCACTTATCATGTGCTGGGTCAGTTGGTCTTGGGTAACTATGATCAGTAGCATTGTTATCCATTGTACAACTCATGACTAATGAATTGTCTGCCAACTTGATTCTATCTCCATTAGATAATGGATTGTTAGCAATAGTAAGAGTTAATACACCAGTAACAGCATTGAATGAAGCACCAGTAGCAGTATGCTTAGAGTGACCAACTTTCTTAATTTCTATAGAATGATCGTATGATCTATCTCTCTTAGCCTTAAGTCCATTATTAGCAAATGATTGGAAACTATGAGTGAATGATCCACCAGCTCTGATAGATCCTCTCTTCATTGCACCTGGAATTGCTCTCTTAAATGTATGAGCAGAGGTGTTAGTAGATGGTGTGATATCTAAGACTTTAACAGTAAATCTGTTATTATCAATTCTTGTAATTGTTAACCAGTTGTTGCTTGCAGGATCACCATGTCTAGGATAAGCATGCTCAGTTGCATGGTCATCTTTATTACATGTGAAGATCAATGAATTGTCTTCAAACATTATCTGCTCACCTGTGATCATTCCGTGATCAGTTAAGGTAACAGTCATGATACCAGATACACCACTGTATGTTATAGCAGTTGGTGTCTTACCTGTAGCAGGTACGAAGATATGATTATGGTTAGATGCTCCAGAAGGTGATGGGTTAACATTAACTGTTATAGTGCTATCAGTTACAGCAGTTACAGCAACAGCATCTTGATATGCAGGGTCATCACCAGATGCACCACCTGTACCATTAGGACGTGGATATGCATGAAGACTGGAATAACCATCCTGAGCACAAGTGAATGTCATTGACTCACGATTAATGTAGACACTATGTGCAGTTGTAATACCGTGGTCAGGACCAACAGTAATTTCCATGTTACCATTTGACTGGTTATACTCTACATTCTGAGGATCGAAACTCTTGAATTCTGATTTACCAACGAAGATATCGAATGTATCTGTGTCAGCATTTTCGATAGCCTTCCACTTACCACTGATAGGATCAGAAGATCTAGGATAAGTCTTATCATTGGTATTACCATCCATCTCACAACGCAAGGTTATTGCATTGTCATCAATCTTAACAAGTGATCCGTTATCTAATCCATGACCAGCAGATGTAATTGTTAAATAACCTGTCTCTCCACTGTATACAGCGTTTGTTGGAGTGAAGTTATCAATTGTATTTCTTGGATATGCATGTGTAGATCCATAGTTGTCTTGACTACACTCTAAGGTTATTCCACCAGTAGCAATCTTAACACTCTGACCAACCTTAAGTGGATGATTACCAATAGTAATCTCCATCTCACCTGTAGTTGGAGTATAATCAACATCTGTAGGTGTGTAACTAACAGCACTTGTTGTGCCTACGTTAACATCAAAACCATTTTGAGATACGTTAGAAATCTGTACCCACTTACCACTGATAGGATCTGTGCCTCTAGGATAAGCATGGTTATCAGAGTTGTTATCCATATCACAAGTAAGATCAAGTGCATAGTCATCCAACTTGATGAAATCATTATTAGTAAATCCATGATTAGGTACTGTCAACGCCAATACACCTGTTGATGGTGTGTATGTAGCACCTGTTGGGCTATGTCTTGTTACACCGTCATCAATAATTCTAAGTGAATTATTATATGCTGGGTCAGTTGCTCTTGGATAAGAATGATTAGATGAATTACCATCCATTGAGCATGTAAATGTTATACCATCAGGAGCAAGTTTAACACTGTCGTTACCCTTCATCATGGTAGCAACTGTTATGCTCTTAGGTACTGCAGATACAAATGCGTGAGTTGTAGTATTTGTAGATGGAATATTGAATAATACTTGGACATCAAATGTATCAGTAGTTACATTCATTACCTTCATCCACTCATCACTATATGGATCAGTCTTACGAGGATATGCATGGTTAGTTGCATCACCATCTTGATCACATGTGAATGTTACAAATCCATCCTGTACCTTAATTCTAGTGCCATTCTTCATACCATGCTTGGCAACAGTTATTGTCATAATACCTGTTGTTGGATTGTATGCAGCGTTGGTTGGAGTTAATTGCTGAGGAGCAACAAACTTATGATCATAGTCACCACCAGTTGCTATTGCTGCTCTTGTTATACCATTAGCAGTTGCACGTTTGAATAAGTGAGTAGTCTGGTTAGTAGAAGGTGTCTTCTCAAGGACATGGACATCAAATGTGTCATCAGTTGTATTGTAGATTCTTAACCAATTCTGACTAGCAGGGTCACTTGTCCTAGGATAAGCATGCTCAGTAGCATTGCTGTCCTGTAAGCAAGTGAATACTAATGAATTGTTGGCAATCATTATATTCTCCCCATCCATGAATCCATGATTAGGAACGGTTAGGGTCATCCAACCTGTTGTTGGATTGTATGCAGCATCAGTTACTGTAGCAGTTTGATTAGATGCTACGAATTCGTGATTGTATTGACCACCACCTACTAATGCACCAGTTGTTGCAGATATAAAGGTATGACCATCAGTGTTACTAATAGGACCATCACCAATATCTAATATGACAGTACCAGTCTGTCTCTTAAGACCGTTAGCTGCAAAGTCAACATAGGTGTGATCATAAACATCATTGATACCAGACTTACCTACATGGACATCAAATTGTGTAGTAGTTACGTTAGAGATAGGTAACCACTGACCGAATGTAGGATCTGTCCTTCTAGGATATGTGTGGTTAGTAGCATTCTGATCCTTAGTGCATGATAGAGTTATAGCATTCTCATCAAACTTAACGAAGTCTCTTGCATGCCATATAGCAGCAGCACCGATATTCGTGCAAACGTGAGTTGTATTATTAGAGATAGCTGCCTGACCGAATAGGTTACCAACTTGGACATCATATGTGTTGATGCCTCTGTTGAATACCTTCAACCACTGTCCACTAACAGGGTCAGTAGATCTTGGATATAAGTGATCAGTTGCCTGACTATCTTCATCACATCTGAATGTTAATGAACTGTCAGTGATAAGAATCTTATCTCCATTCTTGATAGGATGACCAGGTTGAGTAACCCTTAATATACCAGTTGCAGGATAGAAGGTTACAGTATTAGGAGTGTATGTATTTGGAGCAGTGAATCCATTAGCAAGTTGTACTGTCATAGTACCTGCTGTAGGATTGTAAGCTACGCTTGTAGGAGTATGAGTTGTCTTGCCAATTTCATGAATTGGTATATTTGTATCGTAGAAGAAGTCCTTCTTATGAGTGATGCAATTGTTAGCAGCAGATAAGAATGCATGGACTGATGTGTGAGTAGAAGGAATTACATCTAATACTTCAACTTGGAAATCATGTGTAGATGATTCCTGAATCATTATCCACTTACCACTTACAGGGTCAGTAGATCTTGGATATGAATGACTACTTACATCTATAGCAGTAATACAATCAGTAGAAGCAGAAACGAAATTATGGACTGATGTATCTGTAACAGCACCTTGTCCACCGTTAACGTTAACTGTAATAGTGGTTGGTGTTACAGCAGAAATATTCAAATATGTATCGTATGCATAGTCACGACCATTAGAGGTTGCTGCACCAGTTGCACGAGGGTATGATTTAGGAGTTGTATTACCATCACTATTGAAATCACATGTTAGAGTAATAGACTCAGGTGTGATCTTAATCATATCTTGATTAGGCATCAAACTATGAGATCCAATAGTAAGTACCATCTCACCTGTTGTTGGATTGTAATCAACATCAGATGGAGTAAATCTATGTGTGTCCTTCTTACAACTGAATGCTAATGAATTATCAGCAATCTTGATATATGTGTGTGGAAGGAATCCATGATTATTAAGAGTAAATTTAAGTAGTCCTGTATTAGGATCATACTTAACATCAGATGGAGTATGAGATGTAGTTGCTGCTCTAGGATATGTCTTCTGAGCAGAGTGACCGTCCATTGCACATGTGAATGTCAATGAATCATCCTTAAGTCTTACGCTATCACCAGCATGACGTAAGCAGTCTGCTGTAGATGTTACATAAGTGTGGTTATATACACCACCAGTTTTAACTACAGATGTAGTAATACAATTAGGTGTAGCAGACTTGAATAAATGTAATGTTGTATTGCTCTGAGGAATGTCTGTTAATACTTGGACATCAAACTCATTACCAGTTACATTCTCAACCTTTAACCATGATCCTGATGCAGGGTCGTGGCAACGTGGGTATGTGTGGTCTGTTACGTGTAGATCTAATGCACATGTAAATGTTAATGAATTGTCAGCAATCTTGATGAAGTCACCATTTTGCAACTTGTGACCAGGAATGCTAATCTTCATCTTACCTGTCACTGGGTTATGATCTATAGCAGTAGGTGTTAAACCAGTATTAGGTACGAATGTATGAGTTGTTAGATCTGAAGATATACCAACGTTTAATTCTATTGTTGTATCAGTAACGTTAGCAATCTGTATAGGCTTGTTATAGAATGGATCAGCACCACCATTACCGATATATGCAGATCCAGATGATCTAGGATATGTCTTAGTAGTAACGTTATTATCTAAGAGACATGTAAATGCTACAGAATCTTGTGTTAGTTTAATGCTATGTCCAACTACTAAATCATGCTCACCAATTTCAAGTATCAAAGTACCATTTGATGGATTATATGTTGCATCAGATACTGTGAATGGTAACTCAGGTGTCTTACCAACATATACATCAAACTGATCCAAGGATACATTACGGACATCCATCCACTTATTACTATAAGGGTCAGAAGCACGAGGATATGCATGGTTGGTAGCATTGTTATCCATGTCACAAGTAAACGTGACTCCACCATCAGCAATCTTAACATAGTCACCATTACCAAATCCATGATTAGCAACAGTCAATCTCATTAAACCAGTAGATCCATTATATGTTGCACCAGATATACTGTGAATACTACTATCACGGAAACTGAATTTTCTGTCTGTAGTTAATACTAACGCACCAGTAGAAGTATCGAAGGTAGCAGCATCTACATCGTATTCTACCTGAGGTGTAATACCAACGTTAACTGTAATAGAATTTGAATCAGTAGCAGTAATTACTAATGGCTCATTATGCACTGGATCCTTAGATCTTGGATATGAGTGAGTAGATGAATGATCATCCATATCACAAGTAAAGTGTAAGCTGTTTTGTGCTAGTTTGATATGTGTACCAGCTGCTAGACTATGTGATCCAATTACTAAATTAAGAGCACCAGTCTCAGCATTAAATGTAGCAGCAGTTGGGTTGAATCCTACAATAGGAGATTGACCAACATTAACTGTAAATGTGCCACCAGGAATATCAGACTCAACAACATCTAACCAGTTACCTACACAAGGATCAGTAGATCTTGGATAAACGTGATTAGTATAATGATTGTCCATTGAGCATGTGAATGTCATGGAGTTTTCAGTAATCTGAATCTGCTCACCTTTGGTGATCTTATGTCCAGGTACTGTCATCTTCAAATGACCTTTTGCTGCATCATATTCAGCATAAGAGGCAACATGGTGTGTAGCACCAACGAAACGATGGTTTCCTACATCTAATGTTAATTCTCCGTCAACTTGATTATATTCTGCATCACTTACGTTATACTCCACTCTAGGAGTCATTCCAACGTTAACTTTAAATACGTCCTTAGAAGTTACTTCTTCAACTAATAACCACTGGTCACCAGCAGGATCCTTTGCTCTAGGATATCCGTGCTTAGTAGCATAGTTATCTTGAGAGCAAGTGAATATTATAGATCCATTATGTATCTTAACTTGATCACCAGTCTTAAATCCATGATCGTCACAACTTATCTGTAATACACCACTATCAGGATCATATGCAGCATCTTTAGCAGTATGAGTTGTAGAGTCTGACATTCCATGATCAGGAACGGTAACTGTCATCATACCTGTCTCAGGATTATATGAAGCAGTGTCAGCTGTCCATTCTGTAGATCCTACTTTAAGTACTTCTATAGCAGTGTTACCAGCAGGGTCACCAGATCTAGGATATGAATGAGTTGACTGGTTGTTATCCATATCACAAGTGAAGTTAATCGAATTGGTGACTAACTTGAGATATGTTCCAACAGTATGATTATGTGATCCAGTAGTTAACCATAGATCACCTGTGCTGCTATCATACTTTGCATTAGTAACGTTATAAGCAATAGTAGGAGCAGGACCAACGTTAACTGTAAATGTGTTAACAGTTGCAGCTTCTCCAGCAACTATTGAACCAGCAGAGGATCCAAATCCAGCATAATTAGCAGAAGCAAATATACCACTACCACCTGCTAAACCAGTATTCTGACCACCAGGAGTAGTTGACTCAGCTATAAAGTTACCATCTATCCAGAGTTTAATTGCACCAGGACCAACTGTGACCGTACCACCAACTGTTATTTCAAATACTATCTCATGATCTCCGTTATCAAAGTAATCTGATAGACTACTTACTTGAAGGTCAAGCATTGCTAGACCAGTGTCACTGGTATATGATGCACCACCACTATAGGAATTGGCACCATTACCTGCACGGAGTCTGAAGTAAGTACCACCATCTCTAATACCAACCCAGACACCAGCAGTAGTATTACCTGCTTCAAATAAGCAGCAATCTATTGGAGATGAAGGTAACTTAGTAACTAATCTGAATACTGCATCTTCATCAGGTACTATACCAGTGCCAGTATCAGTTGTGGATATCTTATCTTCACCAAACTTGAATGATCTAGTAATAATATTATTAGGTTGGTTAATCTGTAGACCGTCAGGACCAGAATTAAACATTGATGTTGTAGGTCTTGGGACAGCATCATAGATTGTTTGATCTACATTGTGACCAGCATCATTAGTAATAACCTGACCCTTCATTGCACGGATAGCATACTCTTTCGCTTTATTAATGATCCAGTTAGTTTCAGTAGATGCGTTAGTAACGTGATCTAGATTACCAGTATATGTTGTATAGAATTCAGAAGCATACTGCATCCAGTTGTTACCACCATACTTGAGGTTGAATACCAACGATCTCAAGATATCAGTAACGTCATGCACACAGTTAACAGATCCACCAGGAATCAATAATCCAGGATACTGTCTTAATCCAGCAGCAACTGCTTGCTCTGCAATATATCTGATGTTTCCATCAATAGCATCACCACACTTCCAATATAGATCTTCTCTTGGATTTTGCTCATATGTCTGGACTGGTTTCAAGTCTGGCTGATGTCCTTCTACATAATCTCTACCAAATGCATTACGCATTACCATAGTGCAAATATCTCTTAGGATCTTAACTACAGTAATAGTTGCTTCATACTCAGTCTCAATATGCTTAAGTGAATTATTCTCTGTCTCAACATATAATGCAGCAGCATCGTATGTCTTCTCGTTACAATCGAATCTTATATCATGTACCAATGCCTCGATCATATCGATGACATCATCTTCACAATTAACATGACCACCAGGAATTTGTAGATTCTCATACTTAGAAAGGTCATTCATTATGCTGACACATTCCTTAGCAATGAGATGTCTATTTGTCCAGATACTTTCAGCAGCATCTAGATATCTGTCATTTGAAGATCTATTTGCTTGAGGATATCCTTCTGTATCTAATACGATAGTAGAGTCTCTATACGCACCTCTAGTAGTGTAAGTAGGAGAGAAGTATTCTTCTTGGACATATGCAGGAAGACTTAGTGGATTACCATCTTCATCTTGTAGACCATTTGCTACTTCTCCAGGAGACATTAGAAGGTTATTAATTGCCTTCATACAAAGCATCTTGGCATACTCAAATGCATCCATCATTGCACTTATTTCGTGCTCAATATTAAGGATGTTACCCTGATCATCAAGATACTTGTCTATAACAGATTGTGTCTGATATGTACCACCAGTTACCAAGTCAGCAATAACACCAGGAATAATAAAGTCCTTGATGTCTCTTACACAATATGGTTCTCCATATCCAGGCATCTCAAGGAAGTCATATACAACACCATTAATTTCTTGCTGATACTTATTCTGAATATATCCAGCAGTCTCTTCTGCAATATAATCTCTATTCTTCCATAATTGGAATCCACCTTCTCTAAATCTCTGATCGTTAGGAGCAATAACCTTAAGTAGATCATCACCTAAAGTAGTGATTTCAGCCTGGACATTAGCAGCAGCAGGAGTTGAGAAGTTATTAGGAATTCTCATTCTGGTAGTATAGGTACCAGTTAATGTATCGCTAACAGTTGTTATAACTTCCTTAGCAAGTTTTACAACTTCATTCCATGTATAGAGAGATTGTAGAATCTCATTACCGATAAAGTTTAACTCACCACCAATAGTTAGATAAGTCCTTGCTGTATAGATTGTATGATAGTTTCCACCTTCTCTTAAGTCCTTAACAAGTGCTCCTAAGATATAATCCTTAGTATCTCTAATACACTTATCAGTACCACCATAGCTGTTTTCAGAAGGTACATCACCCTTAATAGTAAAGTCTGAGAATGCAGCCTTCATTCTACCAACTGCTTCTTCTGCTATCCATGCACCATTAAGGTCAATGATATCAGCACAGTCTCTAAACTCTTGACGACCTAAATCAACGTCCTCAATGATAGTGAGAAGATTAGCATAGTCAACCTTCTTAGCAGCAGCGTTAGAAGATCTCTGTCCACTATACTCTGCATATACTTCAGTAGTTGAAAGTATGAAAGGTGCTTCACCGTCTAGACCTAATACAATACCATCTACTGTATAATCAACTTGAGTTGGTGGAGTAAATCCTGTTTGATGATCTGCTGTGCCTTTTCTAATATACAAGTTATCAATATGACCAGCCCAATGTGATGTCTGGTTGAAGTCCATACCGATAGATGCAGCAGCATAGAGATATGTGTTAGTATCTGCCCAGTTGGATCCAACTTGTGCACCATTAACATACATTTGAGTAACACCTGATGCTCTAACAACAGATAAGTGATACCAAGTACCAGTTGTTGCAACTATGTTACCACTGTCAACACCTAAAGTATTACCGTTATATACCTTAATTGATTGACCATCCATTCTAATATTCAAACCTTGAGCAGAACTCAAACGACGGAAGTCAAATAGGTATTGTGTGCCAACATTAGCAGCAGGACGTATCCATGATTCAATAGTGAAGTCACCAGTGCCAAACTCAAAATCTAGACTTTCTGGAGTCTTAAGTATTGCATTACTTGGGACATAGACAGATTTACTACCACTCAATTCTGCCTTCTTAACTATTACACTATGAGTGCAATTTGTTGCAGTTAGACGACTATTAGTGATATATTCACCTGCTTGGAATGTGCCAGTGATATTTCCAGCAAATATCCATTTTAGACCAGAATTGGATCCTAGAGCTTCAAATACTGCTCCAGAAGTTATACCTTTAATCTGATCGCCAATAATGAATAATCCACGAGAACGATTCTTATAACCGATCTTAGTTGTCCTTATTGTTTCATTATCTTGGAATGTGCCGTCAGTAACTGTTAGAGCATTAACATTGGTTAAATTACCAGCATTGAATGCTACAGTCGCTATATCACTTAAAGTGCCGATATAGGTCTTAACGTTAGCACAATTGTTAATATCTTGGTTATTACCAGATGCATAGTTTGCATCGTAAGTATTAGCAGGAGCAACACCACCAGAGTAAGTTGTAGGATCATTAAGGTTATATCCAACCCCAGAAAGATCTTTCCAATACATTAGGTTATTAATCGCTCTATACATCAAATCTCTTGCTGCTTGGAAAGCAGTAACAGCTTGTGCCTCTTCTCCAGCAATTCCGTTAGTTAGAGGGATACCAGCAGCATCGAAGAATTTCTTAGTGAATTCTACTGTATTATACTGTCCACCAGATCCTAAGTCGTTAGCAATAGCATCTATGAAGTATCCTAAGTCTCTACGACATAATGTCTGATGAGGTGAGTATGTACCAATAGTTTCGTCAGGTAAGTCATTTAAACTTGAGTTGTTTAATGCTTCGTCAGTAAACTCCCAAAGTGTTGTAATTGCAGCTTGAACATCTGTGCAGTTGTCAGAATTGGTATTTGAAGTGTTTGAACCAGGAGTACCGTAATTATCATTAGGTGAAGGGTCAGCAGTGATTGTAAGATCCTGATAACCAGTCCAAGAGTCTCCAGAGTTAACAGCGTTGATTGTACCTGAATATTGGTTAGCAACTGCTGCTTTCATTCTATCTTTTGCTTTTTCAAAGGCAAAACGAGTTTCAGCAGATTGTGCGTTTACATGTTGGTAAACACCTTCAGCAGTAAAGAATTGTTGGACAAATTTACGAGTATATACATTACCACCTGCAAAACAGTCAATTGAGATAGCATCGATCATATATTCGAGATCTCGCTTACATTTCGCATCTGAAGGAATAGAAGATCCAGGATACTGAGTCTTCATGTCATCAAACGCCATTCCAGCGATCATTGCCTTATTATTCTGAATTAAGCGATATGCATCCTTAAATCTACTCCAAGAGTTAGTAATGATGTCATTAGGGAAATAATAGTCAGGATGATCAATTGCAATCTGTGCTTCTGCAAAATCAATGATTTCTTGCTTATTATTCGATATATTCCGTTTTGCATCAAGGAATCTATTTGAAGCATTACCGTGGAAGACAGAAATCGGATTTCCGTAGAATACCTTCTTATTTCTGATAACTTCGCCTAAAGTGAAGTTTCCACCAGTAACTTGACTGTAAGTAACCTCAGTTGTCCTAACTTGCTCGAAATCAAGGAAGTCAGCATTAATTCTTTCATCACTATTGTTAATCTCAGTAGGAGTGATAGAAGACTGTGAGATGTCGTCTAAGATGACATTAGGATTCTCAAGACTAACTAAACGCTCATATAGTAATCCTTGGAAGGTTGTTCCTTTGTTAATGATCAATTCATCAACAACTTCGTCATTAATAGGATCACTGTAAGGAGCAATGTATGTAATCTGGCCTGCTATCTTAGATGAGGCAGAATATATGAATTCATTAAGTTTGAAGTCAAAGATACCAGTTTCAAATCTAGGAGTACCTGAAGTCTTACTTACAACAATACGATCATTAATAACACCTTGATTATCTACGTTAGTCTCTTCAACGTATGCAGTATCTCCTTCAAGGTTTGTAAGTCCCTCACCAAATCTGAATATGGTAGGACTATTAACTAGAGTTACTGATTCTACTAATGCAGCGAATAATTCTCCTCTCTTGATCTGCTCATTAAGATCAAAAGTACCACCAACTAGATTGATAACATCTAGATGATTAGTTCCTGTATCAATAACAGTAGCAACTGTATCAGATAATTGACCTTGAATCTGCTGTCCTAATGTTGGGAAGATACCATAGTTAGTACCACCAAATCCATCATAAAGAGCAATTCTGTAGATAGGAGTTGGAGTAACACCTAAGATTCTATAGTTAACTTTAGAAGGTGGTTTAGGTGGCTCAGAGAATACTAAGTTACCACCAACGATCTGATAAGAAACACCAGGAGACTGAATAATACCGTTAAGAGTAATCAATAACTGGTTATCTTTAACAATTACAGTTTCACCCTCAACAGTAATTGGGAATGACTTCTTAATACCATCAAACTGATCCCCAATATCATCCATCTTCTTAACAATAGAAGTTAAGATTTCCTCAGAAGAAGTTAGACGCTTCTTACGGAAGAGAACCTCAGTATTGTTATAGTCGGTGTAGATAGGTTGAGCAGCACCGAATGATGTAATTTGGTTTACATTACTATAGTTTTGTATATTAACTTTCTTTGTAAATTCTGTACCAATCTTACGTCCAGATACATCCTTACCACCACTAAGTTGCAACTGTCCAAACATGTTGAAACCAGCTGGGTGGTTATTTTCCAATACCTGTGTCTTCCACTCAGTAATAGGAATCTCTGACTGGACAACGTATGAGAAGTTCTGGTAGAAGAAACTATCCTGAATCTTCTGGACAATTTCAGATGGTTTACCAACGTCATCAATGAATCGGCCTGGTGTCTTCGTTAGGGAGCCAATATTCAGCACACCACGAGCGATTGAGAAGTTATCGATAATACCAGATGCCTTTGATATAACACCTGTTACCTTCTCACCTTTTGCCCAATCACCAGTGTAATCAACGATCTTAAGAATCTTAGGACCAATCTGCCAACCAGTGTTAGTAGATACCTTACCAATCGCTGTAGCAGTCTCAATAGCAGATCCTTGGAATACCTCTTCTCCTTCTAAGAATCTTGAAGTCTCAACAACAGCTTCTGCTTTACCACCAAATACCTCAGTTAGAAGTGTCTGCCTACCAGATCCCTGAGTTAGGAAGGTTATGTAAGATCCAGCTTGTGCTGATTGTAAAGTAAGACCAAATCTTAATTGGTCAGTTTCTAAACCTGCTACCTCACCAGCAATAGCATAATAGGTCTGTCCAGCGACTAACTGAGTCAAACCTGCGGTACTTGGTTTTGGTAATTCACCTTCTGTGCTACCAATATCATCTGCTCTGAATTGGACTTCTGCACCAGTGGTTATACCATGTGGGAAGTTAAACTGTAGATAGTTAAGGTCTAAGTTAACAACATAGTTAAATTCTGATTTTAGAGTAACCGTTGGTTCGGATGAATATCCAGCACCACTGTTTTTAATGATGATCTCACTAAGACGATTGTTTTTAACAATTGCTTCTGCCTCAGCACCAGATCCACCACCACCTTCAATTACAACAGCAGGAGTTGAAGTATAACCAGCACCTGGGTTGGTTATCTTAATCTGACTTAGTATTGATGTATTAAAGAGTTGTAGGTTAACAGGGAATGTAATCTCTGGTTTTAAGGTATAGTCATGTGAGTAACCGAAACCAAATTCATTATTTTTCAGTCTCTTAATCTTACCAATATTATTACCTGTTAAGAATACAGATGCACCAGTACCTTCAGCAGGAATAACAACACTAACAGCACCACCAGAACCTGCAAGTGTCTGACCTAAGATTCCAGGAATAGCATCAATATCAACAGATGCAATAGTATATCCTTTACCTGGATCTGCTACTTGAGCATTAGTAAGAGTACCTGATCCAACCTCATCATCAACTTCAACAGTAATAGTTACTTTACCACCTTCACCGTCTCCAGCAATTGGTACGTCATAGTAAACACCTGGAGCATACTCAGTACCTCCATCAAGAATTACAACCTTCTCAACTTGTCTGAAGGATGCAATGTCACTAATGATAGGTAACTTCTGATAGAATCCACCTGGAGAAACCAGTTGAATTGTATTGATAGGTCCAACTGCTCTTGTAGAAGTAGTTGAATAGTATGAATAGACTTGATCAAATTCATCAGTGCCAACTTCAGCGTTGTTTCTCTCTGGCTCTTTTAATAATTGGAATTTAAAACTAGTATCTGTTGGTACTTCGGTAACAGTAAATGTGCCTTCAAATGGAGTAGTAATAACATCAATGAAGGATAGAGGTCCAACAGGAGAGTCAGTGCCAGTCCTTGATGGATCGAAGTAGTAAGAGATATTAGTTACATCACCTAATACAGAGAATTTAACAAACGGATATTGACCAGCACCTAAAGGAACACCTGGTGTGCCAGATCTCTCAATATTGTTAAATGAATATTCTAGTTTGTATTGGTTATCCTGAGAGAATGATAGGTAATAACCGAAGTTAGAAGTATCAGATACATCAAAGACATACTGATGATTTCTAGTAAATTCTAATGTTGGATGCTTGGCATAGATGTTAACACTATTAATGGCATTGTTATTAAATGCAGGGTCACTTACAGCAACATCTCTAATACCAAATGTATACTCTCTAGATCCAATTACCTGATCGATAAAGAATGATCCATTAAACTGAGTGCCTTGGAATCCTTCAGTAAAGATAATACTACCAGCATCGAAGTTATGAGCACTATTTGATGTGCAATAAACGTACTTGGTACGAGCAGTTGCAGTCCTAATAATATCTTTCTCTAAACGTGCTGTAACACGAATCTTCTTAACAGATGCTAATCCACCAACAACTACACTCTTCTCATCTTCAGCAACAGTTATATTACCAGCATTAACACTAATAACATCTTCTGGGATGTATAGTGAACCAGGATGTATCTCTATAATCTGTACTGTATAGTTGTTACCTAAGTCATATCCTAGGTTTCTAGCGTAATCACTGATAGGCTCAGAGGTTGATACAAATGTCCAAGTTACACTTCCATCAGAAGCATCACCAGTAGTATGAACTGGAGCAGTTGTACCAGATACACCAGCACCACCACTTGCTACCTCATATACATTTAACTTATGTCTTACTTTTTGTCCTACAACATATAAAAGACCACTGTCCCACTCAGGCATATCACCACCCTGATATTGTGGCATTGGATATGGATGTTGTGTTAGGTCAAGAGTAAACTTACCTGCATCATCAATGAATACCCAGTTTATATTACCATCACTTGCTTGACCAGCAGTATGAGTAAGTGCAATTGTGCCAGATGTACCAGCACCTAGTGCTTCATAGATCTTCTTGTCACTGTATACTCTATCTCCTTGAGCATATACTGTAGCAGCTTGCCAAGGACTCTCTGGTTCGTCAATATTGAAATATTGACCTGCTATTTGGTTTACATCAGCAACGTCAGTTCTAAACCTGTCAGTATCGTTAAATGTACCATACATTTTACCGACTTGATACTTATTACCGAATCCAGGATTAAGTAAAGTGCCCTCAGGTACTTTTACGATTGTGCCGTATGCTTGAGTAATTCCAGCACTATTAAATTGCTGTATGATAGCACCCTTAGTTAACTTAACATCTTGGTTAAATGTAAACTCAAGGACATTATCAATCTTCTGATATAGAGCATCACGGATATAGAACTTACTAATTACGTCAGCACTAATCTCTAATGTCTTACCTAGTGGTGATGGAACTGTAGAAGTCTTAGTTGCATACTCAGACTTAGTTGTAGTAAATGAATATGTGCCAGGTATAAAGGTTGCAGCAACCTGTGACATATCCAAGATCTGAAGACCACCAGCACCTAGATCCCAAGGACTAAATGCAGATATGTTCAGATCAGCCCAAGTAGTAGGAGTTTCAATATCAGTAAACTCTATAGTTGACCACTTAGATACTCCAGTAAGAGTATAAGATGCTCTCTTATCATGGAGTCTATCAAACTTGATTAAAGCAGAATCTGAAATAGATGTAGTAACAGGAATCTCTTCTCCTGGTAAAGTATATGCAGTAGTATATGGTGCAATATCATCAACTACAAGATCATCTATCCAACCAATGAATGAATTACCTGAATTAGGACCAGAATACTTACCAGCAAAGGTTACATCAGCAACGCTAATATCAGATGTGGACTGATAGTTACAAACTAGGTTTCCATTTAAGAATATCTCATACTGATACAATCCAAGAGACTCTTCTCTCTTCTGGAAAGTTACATGACACCATGCAGCACTACCAAATGTAGTCCAGTTAGTAGCAACAGCAGAAGAAGCAACTTCTACTGAGTTAACGTAAATAACAAACTTCTCATAGTTACCACTTGTGCTATTACCATCTAATTCTACTTGTATACTATCACCAGCAACAGGTGTTATATCAAAGAATAATGGTTTAGTATTCTGTGCAGTATGTTGAGCAGTTGCCATAGAGAACCATGCTCTATAACTCCACTCCTTACCAGTAAGATTTAAAGCAGGAAGTTTAAAGGGGCAGATACCACTTAACTTAAGTGATCCAGCACCAAACTTTTGAATAGATGTATCAATCCATGCATTCGCAGTAGTATGGAATGCCATTGTTGATAAATTCTGCTTAGTAGTATCCTCATCTCTAGCAGCATCGTTATTAAAACGATATGATGCTATCTGATCTGATTGTCTACGATCTACAGCAAGAATACAGTCTCCAGAGTTGTCAACAGTATGCCACTTAGTCTGGAATCCAATATTAGCAGTATCATCAACTTTAGTCTCTTTAATTACACTACCATCATACTTGAGATAATGAATTACTGAATATCTTTGATTTTGAGATTCTATAACATCAGTAACTAATGTATAGTTACCAAACACGTCTAAACTGATTCCAGCGTGTTTGATAGAATCTACATTACCAGAAACAGTAACTGTCTTACTCCAAGTCCATGCAGTGTTAGCAGTTGCAACTGGGAACTTATTAATCTGTATTTTCTCCCATTTGGAAGTAGCAGAGTTATAAACGTTCCAAATCAGTACAACATCATCATAATTGTCAATAATAAATCTTGGGTCTCTTACATATCCACCAACTGTAGGAATTTGTCTAATCCAGTCAATTTCAATGTTTGCACCATCATAGAAGAATACACCGAAGATACAGTCATCGTTTTGGTCATTTACACCAACAAACATGAATCTATCATCTGAGATCCACTTAATTTGATGCATTTCTTCTGAATCATCAGCAGAAGCAAGTTTACGTTTTTCTACAAGGTCACCATCAATACTACACTGAATAACCCACATATCGTTAGGATCAGGTGAGTTACTATCAGTATAACCACAAAGGTAAATACGACCATCTTGGTCTAGGTCTATTCCTGTTACCCAGTCCCTTCTAGAAAGACCTGAGATACCTGCAATTGACTTCTGCCATAGTAAGACACCATCAGGTGCATTTGCATTATTAAACCCTGATTCATACTTACCTAACCAAACATCAGGATTATACTGTGAATTGTTAGGATCATAACTTTGACCAACAACATATATGATATCATTCTCAGGAACATCATCAATATGCATCTTGACGAATTCTGCCTTCTTAGTGCCTCCATTAGTAGGGATTAAATCTCTCTCCCATATAAGTTGGCCTAGGTCATCAAATTTGGCAAGAATTGCTGCTTGATCACCATCTGCCTCAAGCACACTACCACAAATGTAAGTATAACGTTGTGCAGTAGTTATTGAGTGATGTATAGTAACTTGACCAGCTGCTTCCTTATATTCAGTTAACCAATAACGAGTTTTCTTAAATTGCTGTGGATGAGATACTCTAATCTGTGGAGGATTATCATCGTCATATCCATTACCAGAGTTAATGATATTAACAGAATTGATCTGACCAGTACCTTCTAGTTGTAGAGATAACTCAGCATCTTGACCAGATGCAGTAATCAATTCAAATGTAGGTGGAATGTCAAGATTATATCCAGTACCTGCTTGAGTAATATCAATTCTTTCAACACCAGCAACAACCTTCATTTTGTAGATCTTACTGGTATTATCGATAACAGGACGGGAGTTTACAATGATCTCATCTTGCTGTCTTAATTCATGACCTTCAGCAGTGGTAATTACACCGTAAGGACGGTCACCAATTATCTCTTTCTGATAACCAATAATTCTTTGACCTTGTACAGATTCAATAAGAGCAGATGCACCAAATCCACCAGTACCTTCATTATCGAAGAATACGGTATCATTGACCTGATAAGACTCACCTGGGTTCTCAACAACGAATCCATCTATCTGAGCATT